GCCGATCGGGCTGAGCAGGTGGTACGCGAGGCCGGCTTGTCGGCCGAGGCGATCGCACAGATGCGACGCGAGTTCCTGGGCGTAAAGTGATGATCGAGCCAGATACCCTGCCCACGGCCGACCAGGCGCCGCCGCGATCGCCGATCGACGATTGGGTGCCCGGCATGGTCCCGCCGCCCGAGCTGGACCCGCTGGCGGACGGGATCCTGATGGCGCACCAGAAGGCGTGGATCGAGGATACATCGCCGCTGAAGCTAGCCAAGAAAGGCAGGCGAACCGGCATCACCTTTGCCGAGGCGCTGGATACCACGCTGATCGCGGCCGCCGCGAAGAGCGCTGGCGGGGATTCGACGTACTACATCGGCGATACCAAGGACAAAGGCCTGGAGTTCATCCGCACCTGCGCCAATTTCGCGCGCCACGTTGCCAAGGAAATGCTGACCGTCGACGAATTCCTGTTCGACGATGTTCAGCCCGATGGATCGAGCAAGCAGATCGCCGCCTATCGCATCCGCTTTGCATCGGGGCACGAGGTGGTCGCGCTGTCGAGCAACCCGGCCAATATCCGCGGCCTGCAGGGGCGTGTGATCATTGACGAGGCGGCATACCACCGCAATGTGGCCGCCGTTATCGATGCCTGTAACGCGTTGCTGATCTGGGGCGGCGTGATCCGCATCATTTCCACCCACAACGGCAATCTCAATCCGTTCAACGAGCTGATCCGCGAGAGCGAGGCTGGGCAGTACGACTATTCCATCCACCAAATCACTTTCGACGATGCGGTAGAGAACGGGCTGTACGAACGCGTCTGCCTGATGAAGGGCGAAAAGCCGACGGTCGAAGGCAAGGCCGAATGGTATCGCATGGTGAGGCGATCGTATGGCAGCCGGGTGGAGGCCATGCGCGAAGAGCTGGACGCCATCCCGCGCGAAGGCGAAGGCGTGCTGCTGCCGCTGGCCTGGATCGAGAAATGCAGCACCGACCGGTACCAGGTGCGGCGCTGGACTTCGCCAGCGAAGGACAGTGCGCTGGGCGAATTCGTCCACTGGCCCGAGCGCATGCGCCGCGCCGAAATGCTGATGTGGCTGGAAGACCAGGTGCGCCCGGTGCTGAAGGCCTTTGCCGGCCAGGGCTTCACCTGGTTTCTGGGCGAAGACTTCGCCATGCGGCAGGACCGCACCTGCCTGGCGCTGGGCTTTACCGACCAGCAGTTGAAGCGGCACGTGCCGCTGATCATCGAAATGGCGCAGTGCCCATACGATCAGCAGAAGCAGGCGCTTTTCTGGGCGGTCGATCTGGTAATGGATCTGAACCGGTTCGGCGGCGGCATACTGGACGCAAACGGCAACGGCATGGCGCTGGCGCAGGAAGCGGCGCAGCGATACGGGCCCGAGCGCATCGTGGAGCTGATGCCATCGGACGCCTGGCGACGCGAGACCGGGCCGCGGTTCCGCGCGGCGTTCGAGGACGGGACGATCCTGATCCCAGCCGATGCCGATATTCGCGGCGACCTGCGCCAGCTGCAGACGATCGGCGGGGTGGCCAAGATGCCCACCGATATCCGCACCAAGGGCACCGATGGCGGCAAGCGGCACGGCGACGGCGCGATCGCGCTGTGGAATTTCCACGCCGCCACCATGAACGAGACCATCCCCGACTATGCCTATCGCCCGGTCAGATCGGGCACCGGCACGGGCCACGGCGCGGATGACGACGACGATGGCGATCGGCGCAGCTGGTGGCGGCCGCCACTGGGCGCCGGCCGCGGAATGGGCGCCATATGAGAATTTGCGCGAGAATGGCCGCTGAAGCCGCCCAAGGCCCGGTGACAGCCAATTTTCCGGCGCCTGCCTTCTCAGGGCCTTTAAAATTGCCGCTACGGGGCATTTCAAACCGAAGGGACAATCGAAAATGACGGCGCTGGTCGATCAATGGGGCAAGCCGCTGCGCAAGGCAGTGCTGACCCGCGAAGTGGCCGGCCCCACGCTGGCGGGCGTGCGCCAGCCGATCGCCGGCTATCCGGCCGATGGGCTGAACCCTGTTCGCCTGGCCAATATCCTGCGCGAAGCCGACCAGGGCGAACCGCTGAGCTATTTCGAGCTGGCCGAGCAGATCGAGGAACGTGACCTGCATTATGTGGGGGTGCTGGGCACGCGCAAGCGGGCCGTCAGCCAGCTGGACATCACGGTGGAGCCGGCATCGGACAGCGCCGAGGACCAGCGCCGGGCCGACATGGTCAGCGATTGGCTGAACCGCGACGAGCTGGCCGACGAAATGTTCGATATCCTCGACGCGATCGGCAAAGGCATTTCGTGGACCGAGATCATCTGGGAACACAGCGAGGGGCAGTACCGCCCGCAACGCCTGGAATGGCGCGACCCGCGATTCTTCCGTTACGATCGCGACGGCGCCACCCCAATGCTGCGCGGCGGCGAGGACGGCCACGCCCAGGACAGCCCGCTGCCGGCGTTCAAATTCATCCAGCTGCAGATCAAGGCTAAGAGCGGGCTGGCAATCCGATCGGGGCTGGCGCGCCTGGCGGCGTGGAGCTGGATGTTCAAGGCGTACACGCAGCGCGACTGGGCGATCTTCACCCAGACCTATGGCCAGCCGATCCGCGTGGGCAAGTACCACGCCGGCGCCAGCCAGGACGATCGCGACACGCTGTACCGCGCAGTGGCCAATATCGCGGGCGATTGCGCGGCGATCATCCCCGAAGGCATGAATATCGATTTCGTCGAGGCGGACAATATCAGCGCCGGCGCCGACCTGTACGAGAAGCGCGCCGATTGGCTGGACCGGCAGGTGTCGAAGGCGGTGCTGGGCCAGACCAACACCACCGATGCGCAGGCAGGCGGGCTCGGATCGGGACAGGCCAACGCGCACAACGATGTGCGCGAAGATATCGAGAAAGCGGATGGTAAGGCAGCGGCCGCCGTGCTGAACAGGGACCTGGTGCGGGCCTGGTGCGATCTGGAATTCGGGCCCGGCACTGCATATCCCAAGGTCACGATCGCGCGGCCGGAACAGGAAGATCTGAAGCTGCTTTCCGAAAGTCTGAAGGAGATGGTGCCGCTGGGCCTGCGCGTCAGCGCCACCGAGATCCGCGGCAAGTTCGGCCTGAGCGATCCGGGTGAGCAGGACGAGATCCTGACGGCACCGACATCGGCGCCGATCGCATTCGATCCCGCGCGGACCGGCGCCGATCCCAGCGCGTTGACCCTGCATGCGCGGCAGAGCCCGAAGCATCCGGCCGAGGTCATCGCCCTGCAGCTGGCGGACAAAGGCGATGCCCATGTGCGCGAGATGGCGGGCACCATCGAGACGATGCTGGAGCGCGCCGGTGACCTGCATGAATTCCGCGCCATGCTGGCCGGCGCATTCGGCGATATCGACAGCATCGCCCTGGCAGAGGTGATCGCCGGCGGGCTTGCGGCTGCGCACGCCGCAGGACGGAGCGACGTGACCGACGAGAGCGCCTGATGTCCGGCGAGAACGAGCAGCACCCATCCAGCGTTTCGGGTGCGCTGGGTCGCCCGTTCACCGAACAGGTAGCCTTCTTCCGCAACAAGCTGGGCAACCAGGTGCCGACAAGGCGGTGGGACGATATCACCGGCGCCGCGCACGACGATGCGTTCATGGTGGCCGGCGCGGTAAAGGCGGATCTGCTGTCCGACCTCGCGGCCGCGGTAGACAAGGCGATATCCGAAGGGCGCGGGATCGAGGAGTTCCGCCGCGATTTCCGCGCGATCGTCAAGCGTCATGGCTGGACCGGGTGGGCGGGCGAAGGCAGCACCGGCGGTGAGGCCTGGCGGGTAGGCGTGATCTATCGCACGAATTCGTACACGAGCTATGCCGCAGGCCGATACGCCCAGCTGCAGGCGGGTAATTTCCCCTGGTGGGTCTATCGCCATGGTGGCAGCCTGGAGCCGCGGCCGCAGCACCTAAGCTGGGACGGCACGCCACTGCCCCCCGATCACCCTTTCTGGAGAACGCATTATCCGCCCAGCGACTGGGGCTGTTCCTGCTATGTCGTAGGCGCACGGAGCGCGCGGGGCATCAAGCGGGTGGGCGGCACGCCGGGCAAGCAGCTGCCCGATGGCTGGAATTCCCGCGATCCCAAGACGGGAGCGCCGCCCGGCATCGGCAAGGGGTGGGATTATGCGCCGGGAGCAAGCGTTTCGGAAACGGTACAGGCGATGGCCAGCAAGGTGGGCGCCTGGGAATACCAGATTGGCAAGGCTTTCATGGCCAGCCTGCCGGCCGGAACCGCCGACGCCCTGGCAGACAGCTATCGCGCACTGCCCGGCACCGCAGCCGATACCCGCCGTTATGCCGCCCAGGTTCTTGAGCCCAGGCCCGACGTGCCGGCGCCGCCCGCGCGCACGCTGGGCCGGCTGCGCAGCGACCAGGCGCGCGCGCTCGAGGCGGAACTGGGCCGATCGGTCGATGGGTTCGATTTCAGCCTGGACGCATCGGCCGTGGGCCACGTGCGCGGCGAACATGGCGACCCGCTGAAGGAATGGCGCAGCAATCAGCGGGCGGTGACGATCGCCGATTTCGCGCAGCTGCCGCGCATCGCCAGTGCGGGCGAGCTGGTACGCCTGCCGCACAAATCGGACATGGGCGAGGATCTGTTCGAACAGCGAGTGACAATCGGCAACGATACTTTCGTGGCGCGTTGGGTGGCGCGCGGCCGGCTGCGCCGTACCGTGGCGCTGAAGACCCTGTTTATCGAAGTGAAAAAGCGCGGCCCGAAGCCAACGTCCTGATCCGTTCCCGGTTATTGGCCGGGCGGCCCGATCCGCGCCAGGAGAGATATAGGCATGTTCGATTACGAACTCAACGGCGAGGCAGCCCGCAAAGCCTTGCGCGAAGCGGCGGCCCGCCTGGACGACATGACGCCGGTCTATACCGATATCGGAGAATATCTGCTGGAACAGCGCCGCGCGCGCTTTCGCAGCGGGACCGATCCCGAAGGCAAGCCCTGGGCACCCAAGCGGCAATCGACGCTGGATCGATATAAAAGGCTTGGCTACGGCACGCTTAATCGCCCTCTCATCGGCCCTTCAAAGGCGCTTTCGCGTCAGATCCACCGCATCGTCAGCAAGGACGGCGTGGTGATCGGGTCATCGCTGGCATACGCCCGCACGATGCAGGAAGGCGCGGCGAAGGGTGCCTTCGGCAGCGACAGCCGCGGAAACCCGCTGCCTTGGGGCAATATCCCGGCGCGGCGCTGGCTGGATTTGTCTGACCAGGAAGAGCTGGAGATCGTGGCGATCGCCGAAGAGCACCTTGAAGGATTGCTCGAGCAATAGGGGTGACACGCCCCTTGCCCAGCACAAGCGCATTGCCAGCAACCCCGAAGCTGTGGCAGCCAGATGGCGACCGCGCGGCGAATCGCCGCAGGCCCATCCCCCAACGATAATTGCTGTACTGCCCGCCGCCGCGGGCATGCCATCACAGTGCGCACGGTGCCAATCAGGCTTTCGTGACGACGAGAGCCGCCCTTGCCCTTTGTAATGCACTTCCGCTCAGCGAGCCCGAGGGGGATGGCGCGAGCGAATGGCTGCACCTGCTGCCCGGGGGCGGCGAGATCCGCACGGGGGACGGCCGCGGCCCTTACACGGTCGACGATTACGAGGCGCTGGCAGCTGCAAGCCTTGGCGAAGGGGACCGCCTCGTACTGGACGAGTGCCATTCCACCGATCTGGCTGCGCCCAAAGGCCACAGCGCCCCTGCACGTGGCTGGATCGTCGAGCTGCAGGCCCGGGCCGACGGGATCTGGGGTCTCGTGGAATGGACGGGCACAGGCCGCCAGCTGCGCGCCGACAAGGCATACCGGGGCATTTCGCCAGCCATCCTGCACACCAAGGACAAGAAGATCGTCGGGATTGCCCGCGCGAGCCTGGTCAATGTCCCGAATCTCAAAGGGCTCACTGCCCTGCACCAGAAGGAAACGAGCATGAACTTTCGCGAATTGCTGATCGAGCTGCTGAAGCTTGACAAGGATGCGGACGATGCCGCGATCGAGGCGGCGCTGCGCAAGGCCATGGAAGGCGCGGGCCAGGAAGCCGATGTCGAAACCGCCGTGCAGAGCGCACTGGCCCCGATCCGCCAGCAGCTGCAGCTGGAAGACGGTGCCGATATCGCCGCCACCATCACCGCGCTGCAGGCAGCCGGCAATGACGATCGCCAGACCGAAATCATCACCTCGCTGCAGGGGCAACTTACCGCCGTCAGCACCCAGCTGGCCGAAATGCAGACCGATCAGGCGCTGCAGGCGGCCACTCGCTTCGTCGACAATGCGATCGCCGAAGGCCGCGTGGGCGTGAAGCCCCAGCGCGATCTGTACATCGCGATGCACCAGGAAAACCCGCAGCGCACCGAAACGCTGATCGGCGCGATGGCGAAGGTCGGCGGCATTTCGCTGCATGCCCAGCGCGACGTGCCCGCCCGCACCGCCGAACTGGACGATGCCGATCGCCAGGTGATCGCGCTGATGGGCATCGATCCCGAAGAATACAAGAAAGTCCGCGCCCAGGAGCTGGGCCTGGAACAGGAGGCAATCTGACATGGCCCTTTCCGCAGACCGCAACACACCGCTGAAGGGTGGCGATATTCGCCAGTTCGATGTGGCGGCCGACACCAAGATCTACGCCGGCGCGCTGGTGTGCCTCAATGCAGCGGGCGCCGCAGTTCCCGGTGCGGTGGCCACCACGCTGACCGCAGTCGGGCGTGCCGAAGCACCGGCAGACAACACCGGCGGTGCAGCTGGCGACAAGCGCGTGGACGTTCGCAAGGGCATCTTCCGCTTCAACAACAGCGCGGCGGCTGACGAGATCGGAGCCGAGGATATCGGCGCCACCGCCTACGTCGTCGACGACGAAACTGTCGCGCTGACCAACGGCACAAACACCCGTTCCGCCGCCGGAACCATCTACGATGTGGACGCCCAGGGCGTCTGGATCGAATTCTAAGGGGATCGATCAATGCTTCTCAATACAGGCAACCTGGCATCGCTGCGTACCGGCTATTCGGCCAGCATGCAGAAGGGCCAAACGATGGCCGCCAAGCCGCAGGCGGACAAGATCGCCACGCGGGTCAAGGCCACCCAGAAAGAACAGAAGTACGGGTGGCTGGGCAAGATGCCCGACGTGCGCGAATGGATCGGCGACCGTGTGATCCAGAATATCGCCGAACACGATTACGCCATCCGCGAAAAGAAGTTCGAGCTGACGCTGGGTGTCGATCGTGACGATATCGAGACCGACAATCTGGGCCACTATGCCCTGCTGTTCGAACAGATGGGCGAAAGCACGGTGACCAAGCCCGAGCGCCTGATCTGGGAGCTGCTGAAGGCGGGCTTCGCCACCGAATGCTACGATGGGCAGTATTTCTTCGACACCGATCATCCGGTGCTGGACGCAGACGGCGAACAGACTTCGGTCGCCAACACCGATGGCGGGGCCGGCACGCCGTGGTTCCTGCTGGACACCCGCCGCGTGATCAAGCCGATCCTGCTGCAAGTTCGCCGCGATTTCGACCAGTTGGTCGCGAAGGACAAGGTGACCGACGACAACGTGTTCGATCGAAACGAGTTCGTCTACGGCGTCGATGCCCGCATGAACGTGGGTTACGGCTTCTGGCAGCAGGCCTGGGGATCGAAGCAGGATCTCGACGCCGACAGCTATGCTGCCGCGCGTGCCGCGCTATCCAGCATGAAAGGCGATTACGGCCGCCCGCTGGGTATCATGCCCAACCTACTGGTCGTTCCCCCCAGCCTGGAAAGCGCCGGCCGCAAGATTTTGAACAGCGAGAGCGCCGCCGGCGGCGAGACCAACGAATGGAAGGGCACGGCCGAACTGCTGGTCGTTCCCTGGCTCGCATAGCCTGCGCGCCATCGCGCCATAAACGGCCCGCCGCTTTCGGGCGGCGGGTCTTTTCGAAAGGGACAACACCCCGCCCTTTCCGAAAGGACCCGAAGGAGATCATCATGGGCAACCCCGCAACACTTACCGACATCGGCGGCATCGGGCCGGCCACGGCCACGAAGCTGGAAGCTGCCGGCATCAAGACGGTTGCCGATCTGGCTGCTGCCGAGGCCGCAACGCTCGAGGCGCTGGACGGAATGCCGCCTGGTGCGAAATTCGCCGACTGGATCGCTGCTGCCCAGCCCGCGCCGGTCGCGAAGACGCCCGCACCTGCACCCCCGGCGCCCAAGGCGGTGAACCAGCCCACTGCCAAGCCCGCCGCAAAGGCAGCGAAGGCAGTGGCGGTCGATGAGATTGCGGCCGGTCCCATGATCGTGGTGACCGGGCCGAAGAAGGGCTTCCGCCGGGCGGGCTTTGGTTTCGGCCAGCAGCCCCGCGCTATTCCGCTGCAGGAATTCGGCGAAGGGATCGAGGCGCTGCGCCGGGTGCTGGCCATTCTCAGCGAAGATCGCCTGACTACCGTTTGCATCGATCTGGACGGGGCGGAACACAAGCCCGATCGCAATGCCGTGCAGGATCTGGCCGCGCTGGCCGCAGCGGGCGGCAATTGCGAGGTCGACCCCGAAGATCTGCACGCGCTGGTTGCTCGCGTTTTCGGCAGCTTCTGATCCATGCCCTACACCGACCTCGGCAAACTGACCGCGCGCTTCGGCGAAGATCTGCTGCTGCAGCTCGCCGATCGCGACGGATCGGGCGCGGTCGATGACGGCGTGGTGGATGGCGCGATCGCCGATACCGACGCGGCGATCGATGGCTATCTGGCGGGGCGGTACAAGCTGCCCCTGGCCACGACGCCGCCGCTGCTGGCGGATCTGGCCGCGGCGATCGCGATCTACAAGCTGCATACCTACGAGCCCGACGCCAAGATCGCCGAAGATTACAAGGATGCTATGCGCCAGCTGCGCGAGATCGCGGCCGGCACCATCCGCCTGCCCGCCGAAGGGGTAGAGCCCGAAGGCACCGGCGCCAGCGGCGTGCGCGTGACCGATCGGGAGCGCCCCTTCACCGAGCAGAACCTGAAGGGCTTCATATGAACGCGCCCTTCCGCATCGAAGAGGTGGCCGCCCGCATCGAGGCCGAAGTTGCAGAGCTAACCGGCCAGCTGGGCGAAGCCGCCGATTTCGCCGATCTGGTGGAACGCAAGAAGCTGCCGGCGAAGACGGGCGGATTCGTGTTGCCAGGCGGATTGCGGGGCGGCGCGGCCGATGCGGCCAGCGGCCTGTTCCGTCAGAGTTTCGAAGAGATCGTGAAGGTGGTGCTGGTGGTGCGCGTGGCGGGCGATCCGCTGCGCGCCAAGGCCGTGGCCAGCCTGGTGCCGCTGGCGCGCGCCACGATCAGCGCCGTGGCCGGTTGGGCGCCCGACGATGCGATCGGCGTGTTCAAGCTGGTCCAGGCCGAGCTGATCGGCGCGAGCGGCGGTGCCCTGATCTTCGAAATCGATTTCGCCCTGGACGACCAGCTGAGGATCACGACGACATGACCAAACCCAAGAAACCCGCGCCGACCGCGCTGCCCAAAAAGGGCGGCAGCTACGTAGCGGATGCCGGCACCGGCAAGCTGAGGCGCACCGCACACACCGAGCCGGCCAAGCCGCGCCCGGCCGCGCCGCAGGTGGATGCCGCGGCGCCGACCAAGCCCGAAACGAAGGAGGGGTAAATGGCCGATCCGATCAAGTGGAAGACCAAGATCATCCTGGCGAAGATCGAGGGCGCATACGGCACTGATGCTGAACCGGTTGCTACCGACGCCATGCTGATGACCGATGTCGAGCTGCGCCCGATGGAAGGCCAGGACATCGCGCGGAACATCGAGCGGCCGCACCTGGGGGCGCAGGAAACGATCCCGGCCGGGCTGTACGCCACGTTGACCGGATCGGTGGAGCTGCAGGGATCTGGCGCGGCCGGAACAGCACCGGGCTGGGGCATACTGATGCGCAGCTGCGCGGCGGCCGAGACGGTCGTGGCTGCCACTAGCGTCACCTACAACCCGGTGAGCGACGGGCACGAATCGTCCAGCATCTATTTCTGGATGGGCAACACCCAGCACAAGCTGACCGGCGTGCGCGGCACGGCCAACATCACATTGAACGCGCAGGGCATCCCCGTGGCACGGTTCACCTTGATGGGGCTGTTCAACACCCCTGCCGAAGCGGCGCGCGTCACGCCCGACCTGTCCGCCTTTCAGGTGCCGCAGGTGGCCAGCAACAAGAACACCCCGGCCTTCAGCGTGGGCGGGCAGGCCATGGTGCTTTCGCAGTTCGGCTTCAATTTGGGCAACGACGTGCAGCAGCGCCTGTTGATCGGACGCGAGGAAATGCTGATCGTCGATCGGAGCGAGAGCATTTCCGCGCGGGTCGAGGCCCTGCCGCTGACCACCTTCGATCCTTACACTATCGCGGAGGCGCGCACGCGCCAGGCAGTGCAGCTGGTGCATGGCACGGCGGCCGGCAAGACCGTGACGATCGGCGCGCCGAGCTGTTCGCTGGGACGCCTGCCGGGATACGAACAATCGCAGAATGTGGCCGAATGGCCGCTGTCGCTGACCCCGCTGCCCACCGACGACGGCGACGATCAGTGGACCATCACCCTGACCTGACCACCATCTGCGGCCGGGCAGCGCCAGGCGCGCCGCAGGCCGTTCTGAGAAGGATCTACACGCATGTTCAAACTGGCCGAAGAGCCGACCTTTCGCCACACGGTGACCGCCAAGGTGCCGGTGGACGGCGGGTTCGAGGATCAGAAGTTCGAGGCGACCTTCCGCGCGATCGGCATGGACGAGGCCGAAGGCTTCGACATGATGGATGCCACCAGCGTGAAGGCGTTCCTCGCGCGGATCATCGTGGAGCTGCACGATATCGGCGACGTCGAGGGGCAAGCGCTGGAATATTCGGACAAGGTCCGCGACCAGGTGACGCGCCTGCCCTGGGCGCGCAAGGCGATCGTCAAGGCATATTTCGCCGCGTTGAACGGGGCGAAGGAGGGAAACTGAAAACGGCGGCGCGTGCCCTAGTGGGCGGCGCCGCCGGGCCAAGCGAAGCGGTTGCGGATGCTGAAGCCTTCGGTTTCCCGGCCGAGGTGATCGAACAGCTGCGCCAATCGGGCAGCGCCCCCGACAAGCTCGAGGTCTGGCCGGAAAACTGGCCGATCATCCATGCCTTCACCGCCATATCCACCCAGTGGCGCACCGCGCCGATCGGCATGGGCGCCTATCGCTATCTCGGCCTGGATTACACTGCGGCCAAGGCCGGGCTGGAACTGGCGGGCATTACCGTGACCAGCGAACAGTGGAAGGGCGTGCGCGTGATGGAACGCGCGGCGACGATCGAACTGAACGGCGGGGAAGGATAAGGCGATGACGCTGCGCACCGCCCTTGTCATTTCCGGCGACAGCCAGGGTGCACAGCGTGCCCTGACCGATCTGGACCGCGCGATCGAGCAATCAGAAGGCGAAGCCCGCGCCTATGCTCAGGCGTATAAGGATGCTGACGCATCGATCAGCCGCTTGGCAACCAGCCAGGCAGCCGCAAAGCGCGAGATCGACCAAGCGAAGGCCGCCCTGACGGCAGGCGAAATCTCAGTCGAGGAATACAATCGCTCGCTTCTCGAGACTAAGACCGCGCTGGGCCTGGTGCAGGATGAGCATCGCCAGCAGATCGCCACACTGAAGCAGGCCAAGGTAGCTTACGAATCTTCGATAGCCCCGCAGCAGCAGAATATCGAGCTGACCAATGCGCAGCGCGCCGGGTCGCAGCAACTGGCCATGCAGCTGGGCGATGTGGCGACGATGTACAGCTTGGGCGCGCGGCCCATGCAGATCTTTGCCAGCCAAGGCATGCAGGTGGTCCAGGCCATCGGTCTGATGCGTGGCAGTGCCGGCGGGTTGATCAGCTTCCTCGGCGGGCCCTGGGGCCTCGGCCTTATGGCGGCGACCACCGTACTGGTGCCGCTGGTCATGGAGCTGTTTGAAGCCGAGGAAGCCATGGAAGCGGTGGAGATGGCCTCAGATGGCATGGCGGATGCCCAAGGCGATCTTGCCAAGATGTTCGATCTGGCGACGGGCGCGATCAAGGATCAGAACGCACAGCTGCGGCTGAACCTCGCCCTGAAGGCAATGAACCTGCGCAGCGAGGCGGCGGAAGCCCGTAGCGAAGCGCAATCGGGGGCGGTCGATTCGGGGCAGATGAGTTGGGGCGCTGCCCTGCGGCGTCCCGGCTCGCTCTATAGCGGTCTCGCTTTTTCGTCGCGGGAGACCGCCGCCCGGTCGCGCATCGACGCCATCCTGGCAGAGAGAGATCCGACTAAGGCGGCCCAGCTGGGGTTGAGCGCGGTTCAATGGGCACAAAAGGCAGACTTCTCTCGCGTGGATATCTCGCGCGAGGAATTCATGAACGCGGTCACCAGCGCGGTTTCGGCCGCAAGCAAGGATAACACCGCTGCCGGGATCGAACGATCGCTCGCTGTTAACGAGCTGGACCCCATGTTCCGCGAGGAGCCGAAGCCCGGCCGAGGCAGTCGATCACGCCGATCGGGCCGCAATGCCGCGGACCAACTGGCCAAGATCGAGGATCGCTACCTGTCCGATCTGGCCCAGCAGCAGCAGGAAGAGCTGCGCGCCCGCCTGCAGCTGGCAACCAACATCGATGATGAGCTTGCGATCCGCATGGATCTCCTTGGCGCCGAGCGCGATGAACGCGAGCGCCAGATACAAAACAACAAGGATTTCACCACCGCGCAGAAGCAAGCGATGCTGGCGCATCTGGATCTGCTGTACGGCAAACGCGAGGCCGTAGGCTCCGATGGCGCGATCGTGGTGCAGAAGCCGGGCCTTCTGGGCCAGGCAGAGTTGCACCGCATTGCAGAGCGCGAGAATGCGATGGCGCTGGATATGCTGGCGATGCAGGCCGATGCGCTGGACGCGCAGGCAGGCGTGGCGCTGGGGCTGGATGAACGCTTCGCCCTGGAGAAGCGCGCACTGGATCTGCAGCAGGAGATCGAGCGCAAGCTGCTGGAACAGGACATTGCCCAAGGCCGCATCCTCGATGCCGCCCAGGCGCGCGCACTGCTGGAGGAACGGCAGGCCGCCCAGCGCGAAGGGGTGCGCCTGGACCAGCGCGGCCCGCTGGAGCGCTACACCGACGATCTGAACATGGGCCCCGAGGAAATGCGCCGCTGGGGCGAGCAGCTGGTGGTCGACGAGCTGGAGCATCTCCGCAACGGCATGCGCGAGGGCATCACCGATGCGCTGGGCGTGGACGATCCGTTTCTGAGCGGCATCATCGATATGTTCATCCAGCAGGTCCTGATCGCCCCGTTCGCGGAAGCCTTGCAGAGCGCTGGTGCCGGCGACTGGGTCAGCGGACTGTTTTCATCGGTTCTTGGCATCTTCGGCGGCGGCCGCGCCGAAGGCGGCCCCGTGTCGCCCGGGAAAATTTACGCGGTAAACGAGCGCAGCACCGCGCCTGGCCTGTTCCTGCCGCTGGCACCGGGACGGATCGATCCCGCCGGCGCCAACGACAATGGCAGCATGCGCGGCAGCAGTGCGGGTTCATCCAATTATTTCGATCTGCGCGGGGCCGTGGTGACGCAGGACCTGCTCGACCAGATGAACCAGATCGCCCGGGGCGAAGCGCAGGCCGCAGTGGCTGGGTACGACCAAGTCGCCGCGGCGCGCGTGCAGGATACGCTGGAGCGGCGCCAATGATTTTCGACTGGCCTGCCAGCCTGGTACCGCAGGATATCGCCGTGCTGCCACCGCGCGCGACCGTGGGCTTATCGCGCAGCCTAAACGGCTTCACGCAATCGGCCCCGACGATCCGCCCGCCCTTCGGGCTGAAGCTGACCTTCGGCAATCTGTTCGGGGACGAGGTGAAGGCCTGGCGCGCGATGATGGCGCTGTTCGAAGGTCGCGCCAATGCTGTGCGAGTGCCGCTGTTCGACCTGTGGCACCGGGCGAACGATAAGGCGATCGCTGCAGGGATCGTGGGGCATTCGGACGGTTCGTACTTCTCCGATGGGACAGGCTATTCGACGCCCGACTTGTCCGGAGTTCTGGTAGCCGGTGTCCAGGGCCAGCGGACGATCACAGCGGACTTCCGCGCCTACGGACAGCTGCTGGAAGCCGGACTGTATTTCGGCCTGGGGGAGCATCCCTACATCGCGCGGCGCGTCTGGTGGGATGGAAGCGTGGCGAGGATCGAGACCACACCGACCCTGCGAAAGGCCTATGTGGACGAACCGCTGAGGCTGAAGCCCACCATGATTGCCGGCCTGATCGATGATGACCAGGGCGAGCTGATGCTTCGCCGCGCGCGCTTTGGGGCGCCGTCGCTGGAGCTGGTGGAGCGGTTCGTATGAGCCTGTTCCCCGAAACCATCCGCGCATACATGGCAGGCGCGAAGGTCGAATGTTCGTTCCTGTTCGCCTTCGAATTTGCCACAGATACCGTGCGCCTGTGGGCCGAGAACGGCCGCCTGGACACCAATGACGGTGAAAGCTGGTTCGGCATCGGATCGCTCGGCGATGCAACGGGCATCGAGCAGGCGATCAACGGTGAAGCGCCGGAGGCGAAATTCACCCTGTCCGGCATCGATCAGGACATCCTGACCAAGTGCCGCGAGGAATGGAACACCGAGGCGCGCGGACGCTGGGTGCGCGCATACATCCAGTTCCATGGCGAGCCCGACGAGGCCGACCCTCACAACCAGCGCTGCTGGGACATGCCCTTTGCCATCGCTGCCTTCCGCATGCTGCGACCCAGCTTTTCCTTCACCGAAGAGGGCGAACGCTCAATCGACGTGACGGCGGAACAGATCTTCGCCCTACGCAGCCGGCCGCGCCATGCGATGTACACCGACGCCGATCAGAACGCGCGTTTCCCCGGCGATCGCGGGTTCGAATTCGTCGGCCTGCTGGCGGGTGGCATCACCACCACATGGCCCGATTACTGATGGCGGCCGCACAGACCATATCGCCCATGGAGGCCGCGATCGCAGCCGTGCTGCAGCGCTGGCTATCTGTGCCCTTCAGCTTGCCGGATGCCAATTGCGCGATCGATCTGCTGGATTATGCCGAAACGCTGACCGGCCGCCGATATGCCGGGCGCCCATCGCGCGTGCAGGTTCTGCGCATCGCCCGCGATCCCCATGGCGTGGTGGAGATTGCAGCCGAGGCCCTGCACACGCTGGGCTGTGAACCGATCGCAGGCGACATCGCGCGCGGCGATCTGGCGATCGTTGCCAATGCCGAGCATGGCCCCACGTCCAGCCTGTGCCTGGCAGCTGGCGCAGGTGCGCAAGCCCCGATGATGGCCGCGCGAGGGCGCGAAGGCATCGAGATCGTGCGGATCGAGCCCGACTTTGCCTGGAGGGTGCCATGCCTCAGGCAATAGCCGGCGTGCTGGTGAAGTGGGGCCTGTCCAAGCTGGCGGCTACCATCATCGCGCATGTCATCACCTTTGCCATCACGTTCGGCCTATCGCAGCTGTTCAAGCCCGGTCGGCCCAAGCCTGAAGACGGCCAGATTGAAACGCGCGCGGCGGTGGGATCGCGCAAGAAGAACTGGGGCATCGTCCATACCAGCGGACAGGTCAGCTTCGAAGCCAGCAAGAACGGCACGCTGGGCAAGGTGCTGACGCTGGGCACGGGGCATGAGAACGACATCATTGAGCACCGACTGCACGATGAAGTGGTGAACGTGGATGGCAGCGGCACCATCAGCGATGCCAGCTTCAAGGGCGCGGTGCATATCATCACCCGCCCCGGCGATCCCAATCAGACCGCGATCGGCGAGCTGACCGCCATCTTCCCGGAATGGACAGCCAACCACCGCCAGCGCGGGTGTGCGCATGTCGCCATCATCTGCGACCCGGTGGATCAGGAAGATTTCAACACCGTCTATAACGGGCGGGTGCCTGAATATTCGCAGGTCCGCAAAGGGTGCTCCTGCTACGATCCGCGCCAGGACAGCACGGCCGTGATTTACGACGATGGCGAAGGCTTCGTTGTCATGGGCGCCGGGCCGCAGCGGGTGGACGATCCCACGACCTGGCCGTGGTCGGACAACTGGGCGCTGGTGACGGCGAATTACTGGGCCGACAGCGATGGCTATGGCGGCGGGTACGACAATGTAAACTGGACCAATATCGCGATCGAGGCAGCGATATCGGACGATCCGGTGCCTGCTGCTGGGGGCGGTACGGTTACCCGCTGGCGCTGCTGGGCCAGCTATTCGCTGGTCAATGAAGACCGCAAGGATGTGTTCGCCGACATGCTGAAGGCGGCCGATGGCTGGGCCTTCCAGGATGCCAATGGCAAACTGAATATCCGGGCGGGCCGGTGGGAAGAACCCGACGTCACCATTACCGACGATGCCATCAAGGCGCTGAGCGTGGAACAGGGGCCGACCACGCGCCACCGCACCAGCGCGATCAAGGTGCTCTATACCGAAAGCGCGATCGGGTACCGGCAGCAGGAAGCAAACACGCTGACCGTGCCCAATAGCAATGCGGACCCGAACAGCGATCCGCAATCGCTGCCGGCCAACTACATCCCGCACCACAACCAGGCCATTCGCGTCGGCTATCGCCATGCCGAAAGCCTCGATCCTGATCGCTGGCATCTGACCGCGCTGCTGGATCTGCGCGGCCTCGATCTGCTGGGGCGCAGGTTCTGCCGTCTCGAGACAGAGGTGATGGGCATCTACGCCTGGTTCGAGATTAAGCGCCTCCGCCTGATTGTGCGCACCAAGTCGATCGAGGCAGAGCTTTCGGAAGTGAAGCCGGGCGACTGGCTGGATGATGCTACCGAGGTCGAAGGTAGTCCGCCTGGCAGCACTGCCCCACCCAAGGGCGACCCCACGCTGGCTGTGCCGACCGGGCTGACGCTTTCCGCCGTGGCCCTTTCCTTCGGTGACGCAAACGGCGTGGCGATCGCCGCCATCTGGGATGATCCAGGCCGCAAGGGGCTGACCTTTGAAGCGCAGCTGCGCGAAACACCCGATGGCGAATGGGTGACCATGGTGGTCGACAACGCGGCCTTCAGCGCCCGAAGCGGCCCGGTCAACAGCGGGATGGAGCACGAAGTGCGTGTCCGCGCCCGGTCGATCGGGGGGCGCACCAGCACTTGGAGCGCGCCCGTTACCATCACACCATCGGCAGCCGCCAGCGTGCCTGCGCCAAGCAATCTCGCCGCCGCACCGGGCGCCGCGGGCGAGGCGGTGATCGACTGGCGCAGTCCGCAGGCCGCCTTCGATCATGTGGAGCTGTTCGAAAACACGGCCGATGATTTGGATACAGCGACCCAGATCGGCGGGGAATTCGCCGGCAGCCTGGGTGAATTCAAGACGCACACCGAAACCGGCCTTTCCGCCGGCACCCACTATTTCTGGGCGGTCGCATTCGACGCCGCCGACAACCCCAGCGCCGCCGCCGGCCCGGTGACGGCCGTGGTGACCTGACCAGGAGGACGAGACGATGGGCGTGATCAAGGACAAGGGTGACTGGGTTTACCGCGATTTCAGCGCCGATGGCATGGAGGCAAGCGGCCCAAACGCGCCGCCGAAGAAGGACGTGCGTGACCTGTTCGCCCTGATCGAAACGGTTGTGGCTGCGGTGAGCAGCGGCATCGGCAAATACGAAACGGTCGCCGATCTACCGGCCGGCGCAACCGAGGGCACGTTGGCGCGCGTCTATGGCGACCCGGCGCCAGAGAATAACACCTATTACGAATGGAACGGGGCAGCTTGGACCGTCGCCGACTGGTACGTCGACCTGATCACCGGCCCGGCCGGTGCCGATGGGGCGGACGGCACGCTGCAACCCAGCGAAGTGCGCCAGGCAGTCGCTAGCGACGGTGTGCTGAGCGCCGATGGCGGACTGTTCCTGCTGGCGCGCACCGCGAACGTGGTTGCCACGCGCGCGACCAGCGGATGGGCTGTCGGCAACGGCATGATGGCTGGGGTCAAAGCCGACAATCCGCGCGTGTCCGATCGCGGCCTTCTGATGGCCGCTGCCCGCACCCAGAAGATTACCGAGAATGCCGATTATTCGACCTGGGCAACCGCCAGCGGCGCGGTGAAGGCGGCATCGCCCTACACCGCGCCCAATGGGATCGTGGCGACAAAAGTCACCGGTGCCGCCTCGGCTTTCACGCGCATTTCCAAGGCCTACAATCTGGCGCTGGCGGCCAGCCATGTGGCGATCGTGCTGGTCAAGAACGACCCGGCCGCGCCCGCGCCGCGATCGTCCATCTATATCGACAAGGCCAACGATGCCGATGCCGAACTGGAATGGCTGTGGAACGGTGCCGAATTCGCCGCCTATCGGACCGAGACCGGCTTCACCGGTTTCCGACCGATCCATGTGGGCGATGGCTGGTGGATCATCGGCGGCAGCTTCATCTCGGACTCGGCGACGGCGGCCCATACTGTCCAGCTGCGGCCCGATACCAGCGGGACTGCCAAGTCCGTACACCTGGGGCAATACGATGCCTATGAAGCGGTGCAGTCCATGGGGCCGATGCGAAATGCCGCCGATGCTGCCGATGTCTGGCGCGTGCCGGTGGCGATGGACAAGGTTTTCACCGCGTCGGCCGACTTCGAAGTGCCCAGCGCCGTTTCAGCCATGGCGAGCCCAATCCTGACGCTGGACAACGGCGATGGCGACAATGACGACGCGTTGAGGATCTACCTCGACAATGCGGGCAAGGTGCGGTTCCGCGCGACACTGGCCGGCGCGACGATTGCGGACGAGGTCTGCGCGAACGCTGCGCTGCCGGCAACCGACATGCGAGCGACATTGCTGGTGAGCCCGACGCACTATCGCTTCTGGGTGGGCGACAACCTGATCGGCGAAGGCACTTTCACTGGGGCCCTGCCATCGATTTCCCGCCTGCTGTTGGGCGAAGACGGCGCGGGCAACAAACTCAACTCTTCGGTGGGCGCGGTGACCCTGGCCAATGGCGATCTGTCAACCAAGGCAATCGACGGCGCGCCGGTGGCCAAGCTCTACCGCCTGCACGGGCAAAGCAACGCGGCCGGGCGCGGTGCCTTTGCCGAGGTGGCTTCCGCACAGTACACCTACAAGCAGATGGATGCCCGGCTGTGGGTGGCGCCCAATGCATTCTCGCTGGACGATTTCAGCACCGACGCCAGCTTCAAGCGGATCAACTGGACCTCTGGCGGCAGCGCGGTGACCATGTCGGATGTCGGCGCTGCTCTGGGCATGGAAGGCCCGCTGATGCACGGGGTCGATCGCAACACCTTCCTGGCCAAGTACGCAATCGGCGGAACCCAGCTGGCGCAAGATGCGGGGATCGAAGACTGGGACCCCGACAGCGCCGGCGAACTCTACGACCTGGCCAACGAATGCCACGATGCTGCGAGGGCATATCTCACTGGAGCCGGCTACAAGGTGCGGTGCATCGCGACGGTCTGGTACCAGGGCGAGAAGGACGGCGACAGCGGGGCATCGACGGCCGCTTATGAAGCCAACCTGTCGGCGCTGGGCGATGCCTGGAAGGCGTATCACGATGCCCTGGGCGATACCGACATGAAATTCGTGGTCTGCCGCCTCGCCGCTGGCCAGACGAATGTCGTCAACCTGGCTGCCATGCGCGCTGCGCAGGCGGCGATGGTCGCGGCGCGGCCCGATTATGCCCTGCTGGCCGATCTGGATGCCGCAGCGGTGCAGGCCGACAACCTGCATCTGACCGGTGAAGGGCAGGTGGCAGCGGCGGCCGCCGTTCGCGCTGCGCTGCGCAGCGCGGGGGTATTCAGCTGATGGTCTGATCGAAGCCCCGGCAACGGGGGAGGCCGGGCGGTTGCAGCCGCCCTGAACCGCGAGAATACAGCTCGCACCTACGGCTGGCGCGCCAGCCTTCAGTTCCCCCGGCCGCGTACGGCGGGGGTCGCGATAGGTGCCAATAATGAAAAAAGGTTTTAGGTGCGCGAATTGCACGGCTCTGCTATTCAAGGCTGAGCCCGGAGCGATCCGCGGCGTAGTCGAGATCAAGTGCCGCCGCTGTCGGCAACTTATTCAATTGAGGCCCGTGAGCCCTACCGTGAGCGCCAGAAGAGCAGCCTGCGGAGACGGGAATTGTGGCTGTTCATACCAGAAATGAAATCCGAGGAATCGGCCTTTGCTCAGGATATGGCGGGCTCGAACTCGGTGTCGAAATCGCCATCCCCGAGTATCGAGCTGTTTGTCACGTCGAGCGGGAAGCCCACGCCGCGGCCGCTCTCGTGGCGAGGATGGAAGACAAGGCCCTGGCTTCGGCACCTGTATGGGACGATCTGCGATCCTTCGACGGCAGAGCGTGGCGCGGAAAGGTTCATCTCATCACTGCCGGCTATCCCTGCCAGCCGTTCAGCAACGCCGGGAAGCGACGTGGCGCGGCCGATCCAAGGCACTTATGGCCCGAAGTCGCTCGCATCATCGATGAAGTCAGACCACCCGCTGTCTTCGTCGAAAACGTCGAAGGCCACATCAATTTGGGATTTGCCGATGTCATTGGACAGCTTCGCGGCCTGGGCTACGAGCCAAAGGCGGGCCTGTTCTCGGCGAGAGAAGCAGGCGCTTCACACAGGCGCCGCCGACTCTTCATCTTGGCCTACTCCGACGGCAGCCGACGGAGGTTACGTGCCGGATATTCTGATCGACCAGGACGGGATCAGTTTCGCAAAGCCTTGCTGGATCCAAACTGGTGGCGGCCAATATCCACTGATGAATGCGGCCCGCGCTTGGACAGCTATTTGGATGTTGATGGAGGCATTGGGTTTGGAGGCGATCCGAAAGGGATCTTCGCACCAGGTCCGGCTGAGCTTGCGGCTTGGCGGCGGGTCCTTTCTCAGCAACCTGCAGCCCAACCCGCTCTTCTACGAACTGATCATGGGCTGGCCGACGAACTGGAGCGCACCCGAGGGGCAGGTAACGGGGTTTGCAGTCTGGTTGCAGCGCTCGCGCTTACAACTCTGGATGCGGCTTTCAGCAATGAGTGA